CATCGCGGCAGTCGCCGCCTCATCAGCACCGGCATCGCCGTGGCCATCCCTGAGGGCTACGCGGGCATCATCAAGCCCCGGAGCGGGCTGGCCAGCAAGCACGGCATTGACGTGCTCGGCGGCGTCATCGACTCAGGCTACCGGGGGGAGGTCGGGGTGATCCTGCAGAGCCACAACTCCGTTGGGAGCCTTAAGATTGACGCTGGCGACCGGATTGCCCAGCTGGTCATAGTGCCCGTCGCCACCCTTGACGTGATCGAGGTGGACACCCTGCCCGGCGGGACCGTGCGCGGCACCGGCGGCTTCGGCAGTACCGGCACGGCGGGCCGCAGTGAGCGCGGCGCCCTGCAGGGAACAACCGGTGACGCACTGTGACCGGCCACGGCTTTGAGGTGACCGGAGACCCGGCAGACCTGCCCCCCGGCACGAAGGCGGTAGCCCTCAACATCAACGGCGCCGTCGAGGCGGTGGGGCGGGCCCTGCACCGGGAAATCATTGAGCACACCCGTGAGGGCAAGCCGTGGGAGCAGGAGCCCGCCATGGTCAAGCACAACTTCATGGAGTTGGGGCTGGCCGCCGTCATGGCCCTCGTGGAAGAGGGCTGGCACTCAGCGGACATGCACGCCGCAATCCGCGCCGCCATGGCAGAAGACGAAGACAAGCCCGCTACAGGAATGGATCCCCGCTAATGGCCAATGACGTCACCCTCCCCGCAGGGCACACCGCATTCAAGGTGGAAGCCAACCTTGAGGGCATCCCCGTGACCGGGGCCCTCGGGCTGGCCGAGTCCAACAAGGGCCAGATCATCGGCCGTCTGGTGCTCATCTGGCCCAAGGGCCTCGCACGGGAGCAGGCTGAGCTCTGCCTCCGCGACATGTACGCCACCGCCATGCTCGAGGTAGACAAGCGGGAGGCGGAGAAGTGACCGCCGCCCAGCTGATCGCCGCCCTGCAGGCCTACCCGCCGGAGACCGTGGTGCTGTACGACAACGGCCCGCAGTACAACGTGGTGGAGAACGTCACCCCGGGCCCCGGGCGGAGCAACACGGCACTGCTCACATGACCCGACTGTGGGCCCGCCTCATTGAGTGGCTGGGGCTGGACCTGCTGGACTACGAGGAGGAACCATGAACACCTGCAACGCTGAAGTCGCCGCACCCAATGAGGACGGCTACCTGCAGTGTGAACGGGAGGAGGGGCACCTAGGCCCACACTGGGACCCCGCCTACGGAACCAGCTTCACCACCCACACCACAGACCCCGGCTAAACAGCCCTCCGCACCACCCAGAGCCCCCGGTAACCAACCGGGGGCTCTGTTGTGTCTCCACGGCCCCGGCGTGTCGCCAGAAGGCCCCCGGAGCGCCCGTCCGTACTCTCACTTGAGACAGCCCTGATGGGCGCGTGAGACCGGGAAAGGCACACACACATGGCGAACCAGCGGAAGATGGTCAACCTCTCCGTCGAGGAGACCTCCGGTGTAGACCACCCGGCACACCTCCATGAGGGGTGGATCATCCAGAAATCCGCCGCCAACGCCACCACGGTGGAGCAGGCGTTCGGGTCACTCAACACGACCAAGGAGGCCCCCGTGGGCGATCTGAAGAAGAACGAGGACGGCACGGTCACGCTGACACAGGCTGACTATGACGCACTCCTCGCCGCCAAGCCGGAGGCCGCCCCCGAGGCCGCCCCCGCACCCGCACCGGAGGCCGCCCCTGAGGTGGTTGAGGGTGAGGACGCCGAGAAGGCGGCCCTGCTCAAGTCCCTGCCGGAATCCGTGCGCGCAATGTTCAAGGCGCAGGACGAGAAGCTCGCCAAGGCGCAGGCTGACATGGCCAAGGAACGCGACGAGCGTCTGGACGGCGAGGCCATCACCAAGGCCCGCGACACGTTCAAGTCCGTCGCCATCGACGTCACCAAGTTCGCCCCGGCCCTCCGCCGGGTAGAGCTCATCGACGCTGATCTGGCCAAGACCGTCGAGACCGCCCTGAAGGCCGCCGATGCACAGCTGGCCACCGCCGGTGTCATCACCGCAGTCGTGGGCAAGGACGCGGGCACCGGAGCCGGGGAAGAGGGCGCGTACGCCCAGCTGACCGCCAAGGCCCGCGAGCTCCACGCCGCAGGCACGGCACCCACCTTCGAACAGGCCTTCGCCAAGGCCGTCGAAACCAACCCGGAACTCTACAAGGCGTACAACGCCGAGAAGGCAGGTAAGTAATGGCTTACGAAGAAGGCATTGAGGCCATCAGCCGCGTCGTCGGCGCTGACCTCTCCGCGGCCACCAACGTCTACACCGGCGTGAAGGACTCCCCCACCGGGCTCGTCGCCTTCGCCGCCGCCACCGACAAGCCTGCCGGTGTCCTGCAGAAGCCGCTCCCCAAGGTGATCGGTGACGTGGCACGCCTCGGCGTCGGCGGCATCAGCAAGGTCAAGCTCGGCGGCACCGTCGCAAACGGTGACGCCATCCAGTTCAACGCCACCGGCAAGGGCATTGTTGCCGCCACCGGCGGCTACGTCATTGGCACCGCGCAGTCCGCCGGTGTCTCCGGGGACGTCATCCCGGTCCTCATCAACGCGGCCAACCAGCCGATCAAGTAACAGGAAAGGTAAGTCATGGTTGAGCAGGTTGATGCCGTACTCACAAACATCTCCATCGCGTACATGCAGACGCAGGACAAGTACATCTCCACCAAGGTGTTCCCCGTTGTCCCCGTCTCCAAAAAGAGCGGCCTGTACTTCAAGTACGACCGTGAAGCATGGCTCCGCGACGAGGCCCAGAAGCGGGCAGACACGACCGAGTCCGCAGGTAGCGGCTACGAGGTTGGAACTGACCGTTACGACGCAGAGGTCTTCGCGTTCCACAAGGACGTCGGTGACCAGATTCGCGCCAACACGGATGTGCCGCTGGACGTAGAGCGTGACGCCACGCAGTACGTCGCCAGCCGCCTCCTGCTCCGGCAGGAACGCCAGTTCGTCTCCGACTACCTGAAGACCGGTGTCTGGGGCAACGACCTGACGGGCGTCACCGGCACCCCGGGCGCTGGCCAGTTCAAGCAGTTCTCGGACTACGCCAACTCGGACCCGATTCAGGTCCTTGACGAGGCCAAGGATCTTATCTCCTCGGTCACCGGTCTGGACGCCAACGTGGCAGTCCTCGGCGCCAACGTCTACAAGGTGCTGAAGAACCACCCGGACATCATCGACCGGATCAAGTTCACCTCCTCGGAGAACGTGACCGCCCAGCTGATCGCCCGCCTGCTGGAAATCGACAACGTCTACGTGATGAAGTCGATCTTCAACTCCGCCAAGGAAGGTCAGACCGGTGTCTACGGCTACAACTTCGCCAAGGACATTTGGCTCGGCCACGCCGCGCAGACCCCGGGCGTCCTGACCCCCTCCGCGGGTTACACCTTCAGCTGGGATGGCGCCTCCGATGGTGACGTCAACCAGATCGGCACCGTCAAGTTCCGCCTGCCGGAGAAGCGTGCTGACCGCATCGAGTCTCAGGTGGCCTTCGACAACAAGGTTGTCGCACCGGAGCTCGGCGTCTACCTCTCCGGCGTCGTCGCCTAACCAACGGCCCGGCACCACTGAGGCCCCGTCCCACACCCGGGGCGGGGCCTCACCCATACCCCCACCAGACAGGAACCTCACCATGGGCACGCAGAAGCACCGCAACCTGACCGTTGACACCCTGAACGTCAAGGACCTCTACATCAACGGGGAGCCGTACAGCCCCGCGGGTGAGGTCATCAACGTGACCGTGGAGGAGGTCTACGAGCAGGCCCCCGTCGCACCCCACCCCGCACCCCTGCCGGAGAAGACCACCATGGCCGCCCTCCGTGACCGGGTGGAGTACCTCACCGGCGTGCTCCTCGAGGCCGGGCTCATCCACCCCGTACCCCGGGAAGAGGCTGAGGGCGTAGAAGCCCCTGTAACGGCCCCGCAGGATGACCCCGCCCCCACCACCCCGGAGGCCACCCCGCAGGCCGTAGCCGCGGGCGTCGTGGACGGGGAGTAACCCCATGGCGTGGACGTACAGCGGCAACCCCGCCTCAAGTGACCGGGACAAGGCCCGGTTCCTCATCGGGGACGTGGTGCAGACCCCCCACAGCATCACGGATGAGGAGATGCAATACCTGATCAGCGAGGCCCCTGAGCCCAAGGCTGAGATGGCCGCGGCTGAAGCGGCCGACCTATGGGCGGATAGGTTTGCGGGATTGTCGGCGTCTAGTAAAAGCGTCGGGGACCTGTCCATCGCTCAGGACTACGCCGGGGCCAGTGACCGCCTGCACAAGCTGGCCGCCCGGCTCAGGACCCGCCGCATCGGCGGCATGGCCCCCCTGATCTTTGACACCCGGGCCAGCGTCTTCGCCGTGGGGCAGGACGATAACCCCAGCAGTGGCTCCGCCGACTATGCGCGGTGGTTCTAGGTGGAGGCTGATCTGAGGGCCATGCTGACGCAGACGGCCACGGTGCACCCGGCCGCTGAGGTCACCGCCTACGGTGCGGCCGTCGCGGGCGCCTCCTACGACTTGCCCACCCGGGTCAGGTACCGGCGCACTGAGCTCGCCACGCAGGCGGGGGAGGCGGCCATCGCTGACGGGTTCCTGTGGCTGGACACGGATGCGGTGGTGCCGGGCATCAAGGCCAAGCTGACCCTGCCCAACGGGGACCTCACCGCGGTCATCGCCATCGAGCCCGTGAATGATGAGGTGGCCCTGCACCACACCAAGGTCTACTTCGGCACCCCGGCCAATGGCTGACCAGTGGGGGGCCGAGGTCCTCGGTCAGGACGCCCTCATCAGGGTCCTCCTGCAGGCCGCAGGCGGTGCCCCCCAAGTCCTCGGGGAGGCGTTGCACGAGGAGGGGCAGATGGCCTTCCGGCAGACCCAAAAGGAGGTGCCGGTACGCAAGGGCTACCTGAAGAACAGCGGCCGCCTGTCACAGCCGGAGGGCAGTGGGGCGGGCAACGTGACCGTGACCATCACCTACGGCTCCTCGGCCGCTGATTACGCCGCCCCGGTGCATGACCTGAATAAGAACTACCGCAACGGCCGGAAGTGGCACTACGTGGCAGACCCGGTAATGGGCCGGGTGGACGGCATGGAGGCCCGGCTTGAGAAACGCATCGCCCGCATCCTTGGAAGGACTTAGCCCATGGCACTCGCCACCCCCCAACCCACCACGGAGATAACGGCCCTTGAGCTCGTGGGGGACTGCATCAGTGAGGCCGGGTACGGCACCGCCTCCGTGGACCTGTTCCTGACCCGCGACCCGGGCACGACCACGGCCGGGCTGACCACCATCGTGCAAGAGGGTGACGGCCTGCCCGCCGCCACCTTCGGCCGCCCCGTGGCCATTGAGCACACGGCCGTCACCATCGTGGTCTACGGAGACCCTGAGGACTACACCACGCCCCGGGCCCGGGCCCGCACCCTCCGCTACCTCCTCGCCGCGCAGGGCGACTATGTGAGCCGGGGCGTCCGCATGCTGGCCGCCGTGCCCCGCGGCGGGGTCCTGCCCCTCGGCCGGGATGCCCTGAGCCGTGAACTGTTCAGCCTCACCCTCGACGTCGCATGGGAGCCCGCATGACCACGAAGCTTGACACCACCCTGATGGAGGAGCTCACCACCAGCCTCGGCGGGTGCATCGGCACCCTTGAGATGGCCCTCGCCGTCACTGAGGACACCAACGCGCAACGCGCCCTCATCGCCTGCCTGTCCGTCCTCAGCACCTCACAAGAGCACCTGTCCCGGGTGGACGCCATGGTCTTCGCCCCGGCCGGTGAGGACAAGCCCGCGGGGCCGCTCACCATGGGCCAGCCTGAGGACGGGGAGGAGTGCCTGCACCTCGACCTGCTGGGCCCCGTCTCCGGGGGAGCCATGGTGTGCCGTGACTGTGCTGAGACCATTGAGGCGCCCGGTGAGTAGCCGCATCGCCGTTGACGTCAAGCCCCGGTGCCATGCCTGCCGCAAGCTCCTCGCCGAGGCGGTCACCCGGCCGTGGACCATCAGGTGCGGCCGGTGCAAGGCCACGGTCACTGAGGCGACCCAGCACCCCATCGGCAAGACCACGGTCACCGTGGAGGACGATGCAACCATGCTCCCGTTAGGGTAGGGTGTTTCACGGATGCACCCCCGCACGGCCGCGAGACCCTGCTTCACCCCCACCGGGTGGCAAGGTACGGGCCGTGGTGGGCATAGGGTGCGAACCCGGGCCGCTGACTGAGACCTTCAGCCCGGGGTGACGGCGGAGTCCCTGCATAAGGCGCGGCAGGGGGCCCCGATAGGGGCACAGTACGTGAGGTCTGCAGGCCTTGCGCACGCCAGTTCGAGTCTGGACCCGTCACCGCTCCTCGCAGAGTAGCCCGCATGGCGTCCGCGCGCCGGGCACAGCAAAGCCCCCCGTAATCGAAGCCGGGGGGCTTTGTTGTTGCCGGGCCCTACTGGGGGCAGGTGCAGGTGCAGGACTCTCCGCCGCGAATGGTCTGGGGGCAGGTGGTGGTGTGGTCCATAAGGTTCTCCAAAGGTGGCCGTGTGAGGGTGGGGGTCACAATCATCCCGCGACACGCCGGTGTGTTGCGACACGCCGCGCCCAAGTCGCACTTCTGACCTAACCCCGGATAGTCTCTGTCCATGACGAGCGCCACAGAAGCCACCCCGGATCGCCGCGCGGGGACCAGCATCAGCAAGCACGAGGGTGTTGAGGTGGGCCAATGGTTCCGCACCCCAGACAGCACCTACGGGCCGGGCATCACCCAAGAGGTGGTGGACCTCGAATGGAATCAGGCCGCCGGGGGCGCCATCGTGTACCTCCGCAACTACCGTGATGACCGGGTGTACTCCGCCCCGTTCACCAGCTGGCGCACCGGCGTCCGCGCCACCCTGCCGCCGTGGGCCGAGTGATGGCAGGGCACGCCGCCACAGACGCCGAGATGATCTTCGGCCGCATGCTCTGTGACCGCCTCGGCCTGCAGGCCAATGAGGTGGCCCGGGAGTTCACCGTTGAGCCCCTCGGCACGAGCAAGGTCCACGTGGCCCTCACCGTGAACCGGTTCATGGACGCTGAGGAGTTCAACACCCTCCGCCTGCAGGCCCATGAGCGGGCCCGGCTGGCCGATGGCTGAGAGGGCCATCCCCCTCTTCACGTGCGGCCGCCAGTATGCCGGGCACACGTGCACCCGCGAGCGCGGCCACCGAGGCCAGCACCAATGCCCCTGTGGCACCGGCTACACCAACGCCCCCACCCACCACGTCCCGCACCACGATCTGGTCACCATCGAGTGGCCTGAAAGCAGAGCCGCATGACCCCCCACTTCGGTTGCCCTGACTGCGGCCACCTGATCACGAAGCATGACGAGGACGGGTGCACCCTCCGCGGGTGCCGCTGTGACGGGACGGTGACCCGGTGAGCGCCATCCCCGCCTGCAGTAACCCGGGGTGCACCCTGCACTGGACGCATAAGGGCGCCTGCTTCCCCAACCAGATGTGCGGCACAAGGGGCTGTAGCCGCCCCTTCGCCCACCCGGGCATCTGCGCCGGGCCCTCAGCGCGGGACCTGCTGGCGGGGGCCAAGCGGGCCCCGTACGGGCCGGGAGAGTTCACCCCGTACGCACCGGCCGGGGCTGACCGGGTGACGCTGTGGACGCTGGCGGGGGCGGCCTGCAGTTCACCCCTCGGCGCCCTCTTCGGCCTCGCCCTGCTGGTCCTGCTCTGGCTCAGCGGGTGCGCCTAAGCGCGTCGTGTCATCCCCGGGCGCTGGGCCCGGGGCAGTGTTCAGTTAGGAGTCTCATGTTCAAGGTTGCGAATGGCCGCCCCTATCCCGCCACCGGGCTCTCCCCGGCGAAGTGGCGCGAGGTGTCCACGAAGTACGTGCCCATCGGGGAGCTCCACGCCACCCGGGCCGCCCTCAGCATTGCCGCCCTCGCCCCTGATTACCGGGAGCCGCACACCGCTGACCGGCTGGTGCACGTGGTGGTGTGGGAGGGCAAGCTCTACATCGAGGAGGGCCATCACCGGGTGGCCCGTGAAGCCCTCGCCGGGGCCACCCACGTGAACGCGCGCGTCCTGAACCTTGACCGGCCGGGCCCCGTGCCCACCGGCCCCGCCGTCGCGGAAGAGGGGCCTGCTGACCCGTTCCTCCTCCCCGGGCTGGTGTGGGTTGAGGGCAAGGGGTACCGCTCCGTGCACCTTGCGCGGGTGCTGGAATCCACGGGCGGCACGGTGGACTGGCACCGCTGGTCCCCGGGCAGTGAGGGCCTGTACTCCGCGCCCGCGGTCAAGGAAGTAGCATGACCGTGCCATCTCCCGTAGTAGCACGCCCGTGCCATCACGGGGCCCTTCCCAAAGCAACCTAACTAGGGTTATGGTGGGGGTAGCAGACGCCTCACCGACCGTTCCCCCAAGATCGAAGTGGGGTGTCTGCCCCAAGACGCGCAAGGCACCCCGCGGGGTTCGAGGAAGCTTGCGCACCGTAGCCCCTGCCGCCCTCCCTAACTGGGGCGGTGGGGGTTACTTTTATGCCCTGTTGTCAACCTACCCCCCGTTAGGGTAGGCTCATCGGTGAGGCGCCACCCCGCGCCCGAACCCCAGCCCGAGGAGCTCAGATGCCCAAGCCCGACGCCCTGACCATGACCCTGCTCACCGCCCTGCAGGAGGAGCGCACCAACCCGGAGAACGGGTGGATGAGCCAGACGCAGGCCGCCACCGCCATAGGCATCCCCCCCGGCGAGTCCTTCCATATCACCGGCGCCCTGCAAGAGCTCAACACCGCGGGCATGATCGAGAGCCGCTGGAACAGCCAACGGCTCCGCGAGGAGTACCGGTCACGCGGCACCATGCCAGACATAACCCGGTCCGTCCGTGAGCCCGTAGCCCTTGAGGAGCATCCCCGGTATATGCCTACCGACAAGTGGGTCAGGAAGCCGGAGGACCGTGAGGATGACCTCCTCGCTGAGGCGCGCGCCCTTGACCCGGCCCCCACCACCATCTTCCCCGCCCCCCTCAAGGGCACCGTGCACGCCGCCTTTGTGCTGGACTACCGCACCGACAAGTGGGCCACCATGTGCGGCAAGCAGATAAAAGACCCGTCCATCATCAAGCACGAGCACCGGCCGGTGCAGTGCCCCAAGTGCGCCGAGGCCGTACGGTGAGCACCGCCACCGTGTGCGACGGGTGCGGCGCCGTCCTCCCCAGC